GCACAGGATCAGAACGGTGATTACACGTTCGGATCGGGAAGCGACAATTTTCTCGTCAACAGCCCGCAAGCTGTCGTTCAATGCGTCGTCACTGCTCTGGAGCTATTTCAGGGCGAGTGGTTCCTCGACAAAACCGCAGGCATGCCGTGGAAGACAGAAGTACTCGGCTTCGACACCCAATCACTCTACGACAACGCGGTCCAGACGGTGATTCGCGGCGTGCAGGGCGTCATCGGCATCACTTCGTATCACAGTTCGCTCAACACGAAAACGCGTGAGCTTTCCATTGTGGCCGAAATCGCGACCGCCTTCGGAAACACATCGCTCACGACTTCTCTCTTCGCACCGCCTGAGTTGTCCGGTTACGGCATCGGCGGCTACTCGGAAAACCCATACGGAGAATAAATGGCTACTCTGCCTCTACCGACGCTGGCCGCGCAGATCAGCGCGACCGGAATCAGCGCGCCCGCCTTCGAGAACGTTCTCAACTCGGAGATCGCGACGTATCAGAGCATCTATGGGTCCGACAGCGTTCTCACGCCCGACACGCAGGACGGTCAACTGCTCTCAATTCGCGCCACGGCGATCAACGATCTGAATCAACTCGCCATCGCGGTCTATAACAGCTTCTCTCCCGACTTCGCGCAAGGCGCAGGCCTTGACGCTCGCGTGCAGATCAACGGGCTGCAGCGCATCTCTCCGACCAGCTCGACGGTCCTGCTGAACATTGCAGGCGTCGTCGGCACAATCATCGAGGATGGGGTCGCCATCGACACGGCGGGCAATCTCTGGAATCTCCCTGCCGAGGTGACGATTCCGATCAGCGGACTGATCGAGGTCACCGCGACTGCGCAAGAGGCCGGGGCGATTGCGGCGGCTGCCGGTACTGTCAATCAGCCGTTCACGATCATCACCGGCTGGCAGTCGTGTACGAACCCCGCGGCGGCAACGCCGGGCATCGCGGTCGAGATCGATGCGGCTCTGAGGCGCCGACAGGCGGCGAGTACTTCCCTACCCGCGCAGACGCCGCTTCAGTCTATTGCCGCGGCGGTCGCCAATCTGATCGGCGTCGGACGAATTCTGCCCCACGAGAATCAGAATGCGACGACGGATGCAAACGGCGTGCCGAGCCATTCGATTGCATTGGTGGTCGAGGGCGGCGACGCGACCCAGATCGCCCAGACCATCGAGCAAAAAAAGGCCCCCGGTACCGGGACGTTCGGAAGCACGACCATCACCGTCTCTGACCCGGCCGGGGTTCCGATCCCGATCAGCTTCTTTGAATTGACGGAGGTCCCGATCTTCGTCGCGATAACGATTCAGCCTCTTACCGGGTATGTCTCGACGACTGGAACCGCCATCATCAACGCCGTCGTGGCGTTTCTGAATGCGCTTCCGATCGGCCAGGAAGTGTTCCTGAACTGGCTGCTCGCCGTCGCAGGACTGAACGGCAGTTCTCTCGGCCTCACGTTCGCCATCACGTCGCTGCAAATCGGCATCAATGCCGGCTTTCTGACGGCGGCGAATGTCACGATTGCATTCAACGCGGCGGCCAGCTGCACGGCCAGCAACGTAACGCTGACGGTGCTGTAAAGGGGCGCGATGATCACAGGACCTCCAACACTTCAAACCTATCTCGATCTAGTGACCGATGAGCATCGCGACAAGCCGAAATTCATGGCCACCGTCGCGGCGGAGATCCAGCCGTTCGTCGATATGATGGCGACGCTGTTCTCCATGATCGCCATCTTCAGCGTGAACGCTGCCGGGGATCAGCTCGACAAGTTCGCACAATGGGTCGGTGTCAGCCGCAATCTGTCGGTGCCGCTTGAGAACGTGTACTTCACATGGGGCAACGATGGCCTCGGCTGGGGTGAAGGCACTTGGCTCGGCCCGAATGATTCCGAGACCGGGTTGACGGTTCTGCCCGATGACGCCTTTCAACTGCTCGTCAAGCTGGTCATCGCAGAGAACAACTGGGACGGCACCGTGCCTGGAGCCTACGCGATCTGGAAGTCCGTCATGGGTGCCGACTTCGGCATTCTCATTCAGGACAACCAGGACATGACCATGCTGGTCGTGTTCACCAACCAGTTCGTGAGCGTCGTCACCAGATCGCTGCTCGCCGGCGGGCATTTCAATCTCCGCCCTGCCGGAGTTCGCATCACTGGATTCTTTCAGCCCAGCGTCCCGAATGCTCCGGTGTTCGGTTGGGGAGTTGAAAACAGCACCATAGCGGGCTGGGGAACCGGCTGCTGGATCGAACCACTTCTTTAGAGGGGACCACGCATGAGTCTTGAAGTCGATTATCTTCCGGTTGCAATCGCAGCCGGGAACAACGCCGATTCACAGGCAAACTTTGATGGCTCAGGCTACCAGCAGCTGGGCTTCGTGAACGGCATCGCACAACCATTCCAAGCCAACAAACTCTGGCGTCAGTCCAGCATGATTGTGGCCGCGGTGGCGAATTTCATCGCCAACGAACTGAACATCAATGTTCTTGATGACGGGAATCTCGCGGAACTGATCACCAATCTGACGAACGCCATCGTGTCAGCCGCGAAAGGTGGCACGACCGGCGTTGTCAGCATCCCATTCAGCGCAACCCCCGTTTTCGATGCGAGCCAAGGAAGCACGTTCGAGATCGTGCTCACGGGCGCGGTCACGAGCTCGACTCTGGTGAATGTGACGCCAGGTCAAACTCTCCGCTTCATCGTGAAAGAGGACGGAGCAGGCGGGCATCCTTTTGCCGCTCCGGCCAACCTTCCAATGGCAGCAATCAATACCGCTGCTTCAAAGACCAACGTTCAGGCGTTCATCGTGGACAGCGGAAGCAACGTCTACGCGGATTCGCCTCTGATCGTGCAGTAGGAGACCACCCATGAAGAAGACTCTCGCCGCCCTTGGGGCGGCTTTTCTTTTGCTCGCCGTCGTGCTGTTCGCCCCCGTGGTGAAGGTGAAGGGCGCAACGCCCACCAACCTGTTCAGCGTTTTGATCACCCAATCGGAGATCGAATCGACGCCCATCGGCGCGACATCGCCCAGCACAGGCGCGTTCACGTCCCTCAGCTCCACCGGGGGCTCGTTGAATGGAACAATCGGAACCACGACGCCGACTCTCGGCTCGTTCACATCGGTTCTCGCCTCAACCCTGACACCCGGAAATTGCGTACAGGCTGCGACCGCTGGTTTGCTGGTCACGACCACATCACCGTGCCTCGCTTCCCCTACCTTCACGGGCAGTTCTGGCTTCCAGGTGCTGCCGAGCGGATTGATTCTCGAATGGGGAGAGACAACCAACTTCGACACCGGCCCCACTACTGTTTCGTTCCCGCTTCAGTTTCCGCACGCCTGTCTGATGCCTCCACAACTCACTGACAACGCTGATGTCAGCACAGCCGCGCGTATCTGGGAATCGGGAAGTTGCACGACAACCGGCTTTTTGGCGCGCAACGACGGAACCGGTCAAGCCCACTGGTTCGCAATCGGTTTCTAACCTCATCGACTCGATCTCCAAAGCACATCCTCGAGGACCAATATGCGCCGAATCATTCTCGGCAGCGCGCTCGCGCTCTGCGCGCTGCTGCCCGCCTTCTCTCAAACGACGTGCCCTGCCACAGTCTTCACTCCAAATCTGAACCTGTCCCTGCCGGCTCTCGGCACAAAGAACTGGAATCTCTGTCTAAATCCCAACTTCCAAGTCATCGACGCGGCGATCGCTCGGCTGCAAAGTCCGTTTCTAGGGCCGTGGTCAAACAGCACGGTCTACACGAAGGGCGCCTTTGTCAGCTTCAACAACGCCATCTACATCTCGTCGATCTTTTCGAACTTCAACAACCCGCCTGCGGCGGGATCCACGGCATGGCAGCTTTTCTTCTCGACAGACGGCGGTGGTGGCGGTGGCGGTTCTTGCGGTCCCGTTTCTGGTGACGCTTCTTCGGTCGACTGCGGAACGAACAACAACACGGGCGCAAGTTATGACGGCGCGCCGAACAATATTCAAACCTATGGTTTCAATTTGAACGATAGTGCGTTTGGTTCAACTGGGGTCTCCATCGGCGACGATAACGGGCTAAATGCTTCCTTCGATCAGACCACGGTTGTCGGGGATTTTAACTATACAAACAACGACCCCAGTACGGGTCTGGGTGGTTTTGAATCTCTTTTTATCGGGTCTGCGAATGCTGCCTATTTTGGCGGGCCTGGGTCTGGTGTGGGCGCATCGTTTTCCGATTCACAGGGAATTGGCGCGCGAAATTTTCAATCGTTCAATAGTTCCTCCAGTGGATCTTATACGGACGTGATTGCTCTAGGTTTTCAGAACATGGCAATCGAAAATGGAAACGTCATTCCGGCCCGATACCGGGATGTGGTTGCGGTCGGCGATGCGGCCGCTGACAGCACTCACCAACTCACGGACGTGGTTGCGGTCGGCGATGCGGCATTGGCGGGCGGGAACACCGCCCCAGGCCCCAGCTATTCGGACGTGGTTGCGATTGGTGACGTTGCCGCATCGCTTCCCCCTGATGGTTCTAGCACACTGGTAGCAATCGGCCTTTGCCCAATGTGCATCGGTGACCACGGCACTGGAATTACGGGACCACTTTCCGAATCAATCGCAATTGGTGATGAGGCATTAGACGCGGGGGTAAACACTCACGATTTAATTGCAATCGGGGATGAGGCCATGTTTGCGCCGCATGGGTTCGGCAACGAAACAACCGGAAATGACGACATCGCCATAGGCAATTTTGCGGGCGCTGCGTTCCGTGCGGGATCTGAAAATATCGCTCTGGGAACGAACGCTTGCGCGGTCAACTATGGTTCCACTGATGGAAACAGCACCACGGACGGCAATGAGAACATCTGCATCGGTGACAATGCGGGGCAGTCCGTTCCGAGTACCACCATTTTGAACGACATCATCGTTATCGGAGATCATGCTCAAGCATCGACATCCGATTCCGTAGTGATCGGTACGAAGACGACAGCGTTCGACAGCCACTTCTTCGGAACAATTCACACCGATGCGCTGACCTCGCCGACAGTTAGCAGCGGAACACTCGTCGGGACGAACAACGGCGGGGCCATTTCAGGACTGTCGGCGGCCACGTCAGTGACGATCACATTCGCGGGCGGCGCTGGATTCCAGGTTTGGAACTCCTGCACCGCAAATGCCAGCGCAGCATCGACACCGGTTGCAGTCAGCGCACTCGGCCTGACCTCAGTGACGTTCTCTTTTCCGTCTCTGACCGGTTCGCTCTACTTCCACTGCGACGGCAATTAGATCAGCTTCTTTCGAATCGGGGCGGCCTTCGGGTCGCCCTTTCTATTTGTTTCGAGGTAATCGATGAGCGTAAACAATCTCACCTACACGGGCGAACGGCTGACCGAATCGTTCGAGACGAAACGGAACACTGCCTATGACGACGCGCGACCGAATTATGTGCTGCAGCCAGGTGATCACGTCATCGGCACGCTCACAATCGGATACGGCCACACCGGGCCGGATGTCTTCATTGGTCAGACGATCACGGACGATGAATGCGTGGCTCTGCTGGCGCACGACATCGCTCGCTTCGCGGCGTTCGTCAACGCCCAGGTCAAGATCGTGTTGACGCAGGATGAATTCGATGCGTTGGTTGATTTCGTGTTCAACGTCGGGCCGGAGAACTTCGAGGAATCGACGTTGCTCCACGACTTGAACGCGGGCGACATCCCCGGCGCCGCGGAGCAGTTTGACCGCTGGCAATTCAGCCACGGCAAGAAAATGGCCGGGTTGCTTGCTCGCCGCGAAGCCGAAACGAGGTTGTTCCAATCCTGAATACGGAGACGAAAGGAGGTCGCGGAGAATCGCCAGAGCCATTGAAGACCCCTCAGACTTCGGTCTGAGGGGTCTTTTCTGCGTCTGGAAAGAGTCTTTGCAAGGCATCGAACGGTTCGACGATCAACAGCCGTACCTGGTGCTGATCTTCGGAAACCAGCACCGTCGAGGTCGTTTCGATCCCGGCGAACTTGAACCGTTCGCCGCAATCGTGGCAGCTCGCACTGAGCGAGATCGCCTCGGGGCGGCCGGCAGCGTCGCGGAGAATGACGGAGTTCGAACGCATACGGGGGTGGGCGCAGGGAGTAGACACCTGTCCAGCATAGCGCGTTCTGGTAGACTGTCCAACGAAGATTCCCCCGAGGTCCATCGATGCGCTTTTCCCTCGTCTGTCTTCTCCTGTTCCCTGCCCTCGCGTCGCCTCAGACGCCCATCACGGTCACAGCGAAAGGCGTCGGTCCGGTTCCAGGTGCGGTCGTGTGCCGGAACATGGCGAGGGTCTCGGAGATCGTCGATCTGTATGCCGAGAGCATGGAAGAGAGAATGCAGGCGGCTTTCACCGGAGGCGCGTCGTCAAGTGTGAACGGGTCTCCTCTGAAGGTTCCCGACCTGCAACGGTACGGTTGCGCTTTGGCGAAACCCGGCACGATGATGACTCTCGAATCCGAAGGTGTCGCGCCTGTCGTCAGATTCAA